ACCAACCCAGTTCCTACGGATTATCGCACCCCATCCGGTTCGATCATTGCTTCTACGCTTAGTGAGTCCTCGTTCAACACAATGATCGGCTCGATCTTCGCCAAGAACGGTGAGATGAACAGCCTGACCCTTGTTGCTAACGTGGCACTTCGCCAGCTTATCAGCAACTTCACCCGTGCAACCCCTGCTTCGGCTGGTGTTACCTACCACGTCAATCAAGACGCTACGAGCAAGCAGATCACCCTTTCGGTGAACCTGTATGACTCCGACTTCGGACTTGTGAAGATCGTGAACGGCAACCCTAGCTGTATGCCAACCGCATCCACTAACGTCGGCTACGTCCTCAATCCTAAGTATCTGGGCTTCAACACCCTGATCCCTATGGGTGCTACTCGCCTTGAGAACCAAGGTGGCGGCGAGCGTGGTTTCATCGACGTTGCGGGAACCCTGTGCGTCAAGCATCCCCAAGCCCACGGTAAAATCGCTTACTAATCCAAACTAAGAAACAACATGAAAACTACAATTCAAGAATCGTTTAACGGTTTCACCGACATCTACAAACTGACTGCCGCTGAAATCACATCGCTTACCACTGGTCTGCAACGCACCATTGCTGTTATCCCTCCTGGTGGAGTGGTGACTGCCTGTGGCGTGTTTGAGAACGTGGACTTCGCGGGAACATCGACTGACCTCACGCTGGACGTTGGCACTACTTCTGGCGATCCAGACGAGATGATCGACGCTCTCGACCTCGACGGACTGACCAAAGCTGCCTTCAACACTGGAGACGTGCTTATCAATACCGCCGCTGGCTACGTTATCAACAACACGGCTTCCGCTGTGCCAATCCTGATTGAGCCTAACTTCACGGGAACCGTGACGGCTGGTGAATGGTGGATCGGTCTCAAGATTCTTGATCTTGGACTGCTTGCCTCGAATGCCTAAACCTAACTGGGGAGGGGGGTAAAATCTCCCTCCCCTTTCTTCTTTTTATGTTCGTTGACGAAGAGATCAATGCTGCCCTAGTTCGTGAGCTATGCTCCGGTCGCAAGTTCATCGAGAGCTTGGAGAAACGTAGGGAGATTGAAGCGGCGGCGGAAGCTAAAAAAATGCGTGAAGTGAAGTCCATCGCGGGGAAGCCCGTTGGTTCTATTCCGCAACGTGAGTATCTATTACTCGCAAACAAATACGGAAGTGAGTGCTGGGATGACCGCACCTTTGTCCGTGACTTTTTCAAATCACAATCACACCTTAAAGCAGGAAACATTTGATGCAGACGAGAACCTACGCTGAACTGCTTTCTTTGATTCAGTCCTTGAGCGGGGTTATCTTCGCTACGTTGGAGCTTGGGAGGATTAAGGCACTGATTAACCGCAGGGCTTTGAGGGCTTATCGCTCTACTAACTACTGGCCTCGCTTCCTCAATATCGGTGAAGAGAGGGCAGTCACTAACGATGTAGTCCCTTACACTGAGGCGGGGAAGGATTCTATCGACACCTACTTGCGTATCCATGTGCAAGCTCCCTATGTTACTACCTCCGTGCAGGAGTATGACATTATGGTAACGGCGGCTGGTGCTACGTTGGTGGCTGGAAACACCGCGCCCACTTCGGCGTTTGTTACTTACAAGAAGCAGCTTACCGATACCTACGGAGATAGCGGCGGAGAGACAACCGCGATTCCTGCTGAGTGGTATCAATACATCGCGCATGGGACGTATGCCGATTACCTACGGGCAGAAGGGCAGCAGGAGAAAGCCGTGATTGCCGACCAAGAAGCAGACTTGTTACTTCAAGAAGAGATGATTCGCATTGACGAGCAGCACACCTTGCAGTTGGTTGCAAACAGAATCTTTACAAATGCAAATATGCAGATGCGCTACTGATGAATCTTTCACTTTCAAATATGCTTGGCGGTGGCTCGCTTACGCTTGACCCAGACGCAAGAGCATACATTGCTGCGGTTGAGACTGCTGATGGGCAAGCTCTGGAACCTGCTATCCGCACCGCCTACGACCAGTTCATTCGCGGGTGCAAGTCTGACGGGATATGGGATGCGATTAAAGCATCGTGCATTCTCTCAGGCGCACGCTCACTCTCTGGCGCACTGGTTCCGCTAAAAGGTTCCGCGCCGACGAATAACAATTTCGTAAGCGGCGACTACGTCCGAACGACGGGGCTGGTGGGGAATGGGAGCACGAAGTATTTGGACAGCAATCGGGCTAACGACGAAGATCCACAGAACGACCAGCACATGGCAATCTATGTCGCCACCGCGCAGTCTGGCGTGTCTGGTGTTTATATTGGATGCAGCGAACCGTCTGCGTCTGGCGCTACGCATATTGGAAGCAACCCCGGGGTTGGCAATATGTTTATCCGTAACCGAAACACGGTGCCAGATTTTATCGGTAGTTCCTCTCAGACTGGCTTTTTAGGCATGAGTCGCGCTTTATCTAGCGGATACGGCTTTCGCTCCGCAGCCGCCACATCTTCAGTGACGCAGACCAGCCAAGCGCCCAGCGCGGATAACATCGGCGTGTTTTTCCGTATTGGTGCATCCACGGGCTATACCAACGCCCGCATCGCCTTCTACTCCATCGGTGAGGACCTTGACCTTGCCGCGCTAGACGCGCGAGTTACAACACTCACATCCGCCATCACCGCTGCGCTTCCATGACCACCCTCGCAGACATCCTAGCCGCCCCGCTGCCAAGCATCGACGCCTTGCGGCAGACATGGCTTGCGTTCCCAGCGTTGCTCGCTGCTGAATTGGAAGCCGCCCAAGCCGATCAAACCCTACACCGCGCCTCACCTATCGTGCTTTCCGACGGCAGGCTGGCGTTATGCGCTGACCTACTAACCGAGACAAACGAGAATGGTCTATTTTTACCAGCGTTTTCCCGGCTCAATCCTGAGCATTTCCCAGCCGTTGAAGTTTTAGACGATGCTTCATTCCGCGCTTTGCTTATCCCCTCACCTGCCGAGCCATGAGTGACAAATTTCCAGACAGAGCAGAGTTCTCCCTAGCTGGCATCCGCAGGGGAAGCCGGACGTTCCGCCTCACCGCTCCATTCCGCTACGATTCCCGCATTGGATGGCTAACCGTTCCCGCTGGGTTTCTGACTGATGGCGCGTCCATCCCACGGATATTCTGGTCTATCTTCTCGCCTACTGGCAGCTACTTTGAAGCCGCACTGATTCACGACTACCTCTATTCCAACGTAAGCACATGGCATATCGACCGCGCCAAAGCTGATAAAATCTTCTTTGACGCAATGGGAGATATTGGAGTTGGATGGCTTACGAGGAAAACTATCTACCGCGCTGTTCGACTTGGCGGGTGGAAGGGATACAAAAAAAGCAAGCTACAAGATGACTTCCAGCCAGATGAATAAAGAACTTTTCCATAGCGTAGTCGGGACATTCGCTCCAATTTTGGGTGTCCTTACATCCTTGCAGGAGCAGATTGAATACGGGCTTCGTATCAGCGGTCTTGTTGTCGGCTTGCTTGCAGGATTGATTAGCTTATGGCAAATACTCAAAAAGCTGTGAAAGACCTTGTAAAAGAAATCATCCGAATCGCCAAGGCGGAAGTCGGCGTTCGCGAAGTCGGCAATACAAATTGCGGCGTTCGCGTGAACGAATACAAAGCTGCAACTTGGCTGAATCCTAAGAGGGGATGGCCTTGGTGCGCAGCCTTCGTGTGCTGGGTAATCCGTGAGGCTTTACTGGCATCCGGCACGAAGCAGACAAAGACGTTTAAGCGTCCCCGCACGGCTGGGGCATGGGATTTTGAGAACTGGTCTTTGGCGCAGGACAATAGCACTCAAACGAAGAAGCCTCCCTTCCATGACATTAAACCCGGTGATATTGTCGTGTTCACCTTCTCCCATATCGGCATCGCGGTATCCGCCCCTGACAAGAGGGGAAACGTCACAACCGTAGAGGGGAACACTGACTCAGCAGGATCGAGGGAAGGCGGCGGAGTTTACTTTAAGACTCGTCACCTATCGAAAATTCGCAGTCGTATCCGATTCAATCTTCCATCCGGCATGGGATAAAGTCAGGAAGCAACTGACCACCTTGGATTGAGTAAACAATCGCGCAAAAAACGGGTATTTCGTCTGATTTGAGCAACATTACACGCAAATGAAACCACTAAAAAGTAAGTCTAAAATCATTGTCCTTTTGTCCGACTTACATATCGGTTCAGTTGTCGGGCTTTGGCCATCTAATTTCGTATCCACAGAAGGAGTTCCCATTGGGCAGAACGCATTCCAACAATGGTTGTGGACTTGCTGGCAGGACTGCCATGAGTGGATTGCCAAGACCGTAGGGGATGAACCTTACGAGTTAGTAATTAACGGAGATTTGGTTGAAGGTATCCACCATCGGACAACTCAAGTAATGAGTGCGGATATTGGGGATCAATCATCCGCCGTCATTCAAGTTCTTGAACCAGTGACGAGCAAGGCAGCAGGTGTTCACATTATCAAAGGAACTGAGTGCCACACGCGCAATGACGAGATTCGTTTGGGCAAGGCTTTAGGCGCATCCAAGAACCCGGAGAACGGGCAGAACGCTTGGGACAATCTCGACATTGAAATCAACGGGACGCTTATCAACTTCGCGCACCATATCTCAGCAACCTCCCGCCCGTATCTTGAAGCTGGAGCGCATTCTATCGCCTTGGGAGTAATCACCCACACCCGTGCTAGGGTAGGCAAGCGCGTCCCCTCGGTGATCTGCCGAGCGCATCGCCATCGTCACGGAATCTGGACGGACGGAAACCAGGCATCTCTCATCACGGGCGCATGGCAGGGATTGACCCGTCACGGCTACAAGGTTGTCCCTGATGCAATCTCAGAGCCTTCCTGCATTATCCTTGACACAAGAACAACCGACAAGGGAGACTTGCCCCTGTTCCACCAACGTAAATACATACCATAATGGCAAAGAGCATCCCGAAAGTTAGCGGCATGGATTGGATTGTTGAGCAACTCAGCCAGCAAGAAATAGAACCTGACGAGTTCACGGCGGAAATGATCTCTAACAAAACCAAGGCAACTAGGTCGTCAGTGCATCATCGTCTTAAGAGAATGCGTGAAAGTGGCGAATTAACTAGTCGCAAGATTTCATTAAACGGAACAACCGTTAGTGTTTACAAGCGAGCGACACCTAGTGCTTAGTTTTCTTTCCGCGCCTTAGCGTCCTCCAACGCCAGTATCATGTCTTGCCGGACGGAAGCGATTCGCTTTGTCGCGTCTAGGCGTAGCTTGTGCGCTCGTCTCTCGCAGGTCTCCGCCTCCGCCATCTCGTAAGCGGCAAGCTCCATCTCTCGGATTATTATCTCTGCGTTCATGTGTTTAGTGTTTTCCTTCGCGGAGTAGTTGGCGATTCGTTCGTGGAATGGTTTCATTGCGTCTCTTCTTTGTAGCGACGAATCTCCCCGAACATCTGGTTAACAACGTCTGTCACTTCTTCCCATTCATCTAGGCCAAATGCTATGGTTTGATCCGTTTCAGAAGTCGTATCCGCTTGTTGCTTGACTTGGATGTATTCCCCTGCTGCTTCATCTACGATGGATACGACGGTTGCCCTATCCGAAAAGAGGGGTTCGCCAACAGGGAGGATTGTCATTTGTGTGATTCGTGATGTGTATTTCATAGTGTGTGTTTCTTTCTAAATGATTCCCAAGTGAAGGCGAGTTTCGCCCCGTTTTCTTCAATCCGGTCAATCACGGCAGGGGATAGCGTAGATGATAGTCTCTCCCATGTGTAGTTTGAAATCAGGATTGTCGGCATATCGGCGGCATATCGTGCATCAATGATAGCGGTTAGCTGCCTGTCCTCGTATTGGGTTTCCCCGCGCTCTTGGACTTCATCAATGACTAGCAGGGCAGCTTCGGTGTAGTCTGACACGACTTCCTTTTCCGACTTCTCAGTCCCCGCCGTGTAGGTGGATTTGATCGTGCTGAATAGGTTCACCGCCGTGGTGTAGATCATCGGGCGTTTCTTCGTGATTGTTGACCATCCGATTCCACCAGTGCCGATATTCGGGCGTTTCGACTTGTGCGCCCGTGCCACCTCCCATGCCATGCGGGTCTTGCCCGTGCCGTAGCCGCCGTAGAGGATTGTAATGCCTCCAGAATCGGTCGTGGCGAGTGCTTGGGCGTAGTTAGCCAGCCAGCCATCCCCTCCCGCTGGTGGGGCATCCTCGTAGCGTTTCGGGAATCCTCGTAGTAGGTTCATTGCGGCAGGTTCAGGAGTTGGGATACCGTGTAGCTGCCACCTTTGAATAGGTGCGAGTAGTCAACCGGAAGGGTGGGTTCGATCTTCTCGGAATCACCCGTTCGGAATAGCACCTCGGCGGCTTGGCTGATGCTACAATTCCTTTTCTTGGCGAGCCGTCTAATGCGCTGGTGAGTCTCTTCCTCCAGGCGGAGAACGACTGTGGCTTTCTTCTCCCAAGGTTT